GGCCTATGACACCCGCTATCCCCCCCTCAATCAATGGGGGGGGGAGGGTAAACGCTCAGAACCGCCCCATTCTACCCCATAACGGCCCACCAGCGGCAGCCCAGGCCATCGTTGACGCGCTGCCTTCATCCACGCCTTGAGCTTGCGCAAGCCACCAGGCAGAGCGCCAGAGCACCTCTGCTGTCCGGTGCGCTTTGTCTTGCGCCAGACAGGCCCACGGTTCACGCGGATCCATGCGACGACCCACGGCCGCCGCACCTTGCCGCAGCGCCGACGGAGGCCGCGCTTCGACTTCACGATCTGCCCCAGATACACAGCGGCAGCGCTGATCGGGTCACGCCTATCGGCACCGGCACGCTCTGCCCATGGCCACAGCTGAAACCATCCCACCGCCTTGGCCACGTTCAACCCTTCGAGGTCAACGCGCCAGTCGCCCAAGGCATCAGACGTGCAGCGTGACTCACGGCAGGCAGTGGCAGCCAGGGCACCAGTCATAAACGACGGCACACCGGCAGCCCGCTCCATGGCCAGCCATGCGCTAACCACGTCAGCCGGACAGCCACAGCCAAGCGCCATCTCGATGATGACCTCGTCAGCGCTTGGCGTCTCGCACCGTGCGCAAGCAGCGAACACAAACACCAGCACCAGCGACAGCACCAGCACCGTAGCAAAGCGTGCCACCTTGCGCTCTGTCTCGGCTGCCCTATATCGCCAATCATTCACACGCCACCTCTGCGAATAGGCCAAGCTGCGCACCTTCGAGTCCAAGCATTCCGCGCCACTGCTCGATCTCCGCATCGCTTGGCGTGCCTCTATCACACCACACCACACGGGTCACAGGTTGCGCCCGTGGCAGCCAGATGGCCCAGCAGTGTGACGAGGTATCCGCCTTGCCGTCACCAGTGAACGACACACGCCCACGCAGCCAGAGCAGCACGTCAGGCTTGAGGTCACTTCGCACACCCTCACCCCACCAAGTCACACGGGTGAGCATGGCGCCAACCACACCATGGCGGCGTGCGTGCGCCTCGATGCGCACCGCGAACGCTTCAAGCTCCCTGCCGTATGGCGGGTTAGCGATGACGTGTAACCGTGGCCACACACGTGTCAAGGCGTTGCCCGTCATCACGCTGCGCACCTGGCTGACTGCATACAGGTCATCAGCGAACTGCGGCAGCATCTCGATAGCAACCCACGGGTGACCGTCACCCAGCCAGAGCGGCAGAGCACCGCGACCGGCGCACGGGTCGAGCATGGACGCTGATGGTTCGATGACGTCCCGCAGGTAGGACCGCAGCGGGATCACCGCTTCCGGTGGTGTTGGGTAGTATTGGGTTGGGTTGTCGCTCATACCGTGTGCCTGTAGACCGTCGACACACCACGCCCCACCACGTCAGCGACGGCAGCAAGAGACAGTCCACGAGACCTCAGCTGGCGCATGCGCTGCACCTCTGCATCGCTCACCGGTCGCCACAGCGAGCCGATCACCCCGCTGCGCCTGGCTCGACGGTAGCAGGTATCACACCGCTGCCGCGCTACCGCTTGATCGTCTTGGCAGTCGACGCAGGTGCTCATAACAGGCCCTGCTGCGCGGTGCGCGCCCTGATCAGTGGCTCGTATTCTGGATTGAGTTCGATGCCAAACCACCGCCGGCCAAGCAACTCAGCCACCGCGCCGGTTGTGCCAGACCCGAAGAACGGGTCTAGGACGATCCCGCCTTCAGGACAACCCGCCGCGATGCATGGCTTGATCAAGTCCGGAGGGTAGCAAGCGAAGTGAGCTCCGCTGAAGGGTCGCGTCGTGACTGTCCAGACGGATCGCTTGTTTCGGGTATCTGTCACCGTGACCGAATCCTTCAGTGCGTTGCCAGACGCGGCGACACCTGCGCCGGTTGCTTGTCCGCGACTGAGGCTCTTCGGTCCCATCGTGCGGACTTCTCCCGCGTGGGTCGCCCGCTCCTTGATAGCGTCCGCGTCATAGTAGTATCGCGGGGACTTGCTCATCAGGAACACGTATTCATGCGCCTTCGTTGGCCGGTCGGTGACGCTCTCCGGCATCGGGTTCGGCTTATGCCAGATGATGTCCGAGCGGAGCCACCAGCCATCTGCTTGAAGAGCGAAAGCGACGCGCCACGGGATTCCGACGAGGTCCTTCGGCTTGAGTCCTTTAACGCCCCCCGTCCCAAACCGCTTGGACCGATTCGATCTCCCGTCGGTGTAGCCGTGGCTCCCTGTCCTATTCATTGCCGAGCTGTAACTGTCTCCGAGATTGAGCCACAGCGTTCCATCGTCACGCAGCACCCGGTGCACCTCGCTGAACACCGCAACCATGCGGGCAACGTAAGCGTCTGGCGTCTCTTCAAGCCCGATCTGCCCATCGTGGCCATAGTCACGCAGGCCCCAGAATGGCGGAGAAGTAACGCAGCAGTGGGCAAAGCCGGCGGGCAGCGTGCGCAACACGTCCAGACAATCACCGATCACATAGCCCGGCGCCGGTGGGCAGGTGCTCACCGCATCACCTCGACCTCATCAGCGGCAACCCATTGCGTCATCTGCCCATGGCTGGCCTCGTACCAGCCCACGAGCAGCAAGAGCACGCCTGCTGTGTTGGTGTGCTGTTCTAGGATCTCCACAACCCTACCGGCCCATAGTCGCTCAGGTTTCATGCTATCTGCCTCCCGGTGGTGTCTCGTAAGCCATGCGGGCACCGTTCCACCTCACATCACCTTCGCGCACAGTGAACGGCGGGCCGTGTCTGAACTTGGGCACGCCTATGGTGGCTCGCTGCTTCTCAGAGCGGATCCGCGCCTTGGCTGCCTCACTGTTGGGCATGATGTCAGGATCCATGTTTGGCCGGTGCGGTATCAGCGCCACGTCAGCGTCAGCGGCAATAGCCTGGCTGCCCTTGGCATCGCTCAAGCGTAAGGCCTTGCCGCTGCCTCTCGTCGCTGATGCGGTGGGCTGGCTCACGGCAATGGCAGCGGTATCAAACTCGATGGCGCACGCTTTCATCATGCCAGAGGCCAGGGCGAACTCTGCCTCGTCCGTTGCGTCTTTGCGCCCGGTGAGGCCACGGCATTTCTGGATGTAGTCCAAGACGATGAGCCCAAGGTCACCACGCTCGTGGATCACCCGCTGACAACTGAGCCGCAGTGACTGCGGGCTCAACCCGTCTGTGCGCTCGATGTGCAGAGGCCACCGGGCTGACTCGTCATGCGCCACGGTATAGCGCTCAAGGTCTCGACGGCCCAGCTGGGCCAACCCCTTGCGCGCCAGGTTGAACGGCACGCCACTGGCCAGGGTATTGAGCCGCCCGGCCAAGTCTGCCTTGCTCATCTCAAGCGAGACAAAGAGCACGGGCCGACCAGCACGCAAGGCGTTGAGGGTGTAACAGAGCGCCAGCGCTGTCTTGCCCATGGCGGGCGCAGCGAGCACCACAGCCAGCCAGCCGGGGTGTATCGTCATCTGCTCGTCGAGCTTTGCGATCCCGCTGCGGATCCCTCCTGACTTCTCCTCACCCGCTAGACACCGCCTGTGGTGCTCTGCAAAGCCCGTCAGCGCATTTTCAGCGCTCACAGGTACCAGCACCTCAGTTGCACCCCTGACGGCCTTCTCGGCCATCTCAGGCAGGTCTGACGGGTCTAGGTCTGTGTCACGTGCCATGGCTGTCAAAGTGTCGGCAGCGGCAAGCAACTCACGGCGCCCACGGTACTGCCTGACGATCTGGGCATAGGCGTCGACGTGGCGCGTCATGCCTGCCCTGTTCATCACCTCCGATATGCCCTTGTAGCCCACCAGCTCAAAGGTGCTGGCCGCGTTGAGGTACGCAACGATCAGGGCCTCATCGACGGTGCCGTGGTGCTCGTATGCTTTGACCACCGCTTCCCATAGAGCCCGGTGCCTGGCGACGTAAAAGTCATCAGGCTCCAGCAACTCAGCGATATGGGCACACTTCTCAGGGTGAACGATGGCAGCGCAGATGACCTCACGCTCTGTGTCAGGGTCATGCGGTGCGGTGAGGCTGGTGGTTGCCGTGTTCATCCCTGCTCCGATCGCTTGGCCAAGCGAAGCCGGGCCAGGGCGTCGACCTGTTCCCTTTGTTCCTGATTGAAAGAAAGAAAAGAAGGGGGCGCCCCGGCCTCGCGCCCGCCTGAAGGCTTACCTAGGTTCTCTCTCTCTTTCTCTCTCTCTGTCTCTGTCTCTCGCGAGTGCGCGGGCGGATGTCCGCACACGCGCGGGAGTGCTAGCACATCGCTAGAGCCGGGGGACTGCTCGCCAGTTGCGCCCTCTGTCGGCTCGTCTGCTAGCACATCGCTAGCAGGTTGATAGCAAGGTTCTAGCACATCGCTAGCGGACTTGGGCTCAACCCATTGGAGCCAGCTAGCAGAGATCAAAGCATCCAGATCGATCGGGTCTGTGGCTCCAATCTGATTGGCTAGCCAGACAGGGTCAGCCGGGATCCGGTTCTCAAGCTTCGCAGCCATGAGCCAGATCCCAATCAGGTGACCCTTGGCAGAGTCATTGAGTTGCGACCACGCGTAATCAGTCAGGAGGCTGCGGTGCAGCTTGACCCACGTGGGATCCCGGTTCTTGTAATGCTGAAACCGTGACCAGTTGCAGACAGATACGAATTGCATGCGTTGCCCTCCATGCTCACCCAAACACCCACACGCCCCAGCGGGCAAGCGCTTGGCTCTGGCTAGTTAGAACGGAATGTCATCGTCACCGTACGGGTTGCCCTGCGGCGCAAGCGTTGCCTGCGCGTACTGTGGCGGCGCTGTCTGGTGTCGCACGGGCTGCGGCTGCGGCACACGTGCCGGCGCAGTCTCAACCATGCCGCGCTCGTTGCCAGCGCTCTGCACCGGCTGCGCGTGCTGTGGCTGCGTGCCAGGGTCACGCCAGTAGCCCCGATCGCTCTTGGGCTGGTCTGCGGTGTCCTGGGCCGGTACGCCCAACTCTTTCACCACCACGCTGGTCCACTCGCGGCCCTCGTCGTCTTTGCGCTGCGACAGCTCACCGTTGATTTCAACGATCGTGCCCTGCTCAATGCGCTTGGCAGCCTCTGCGCCCCGGTCGCCAAACATCACGCACCGCGTGTACCCTTGGATCGTCTTGGGCTGCCCCGTCTGCCGGTCTTGGATCTGCTTACCATGCTTGATCTTGAACGACAGGAACGCGCCCGATCGGCCTTGCTTCATCTCCGGTGGGAACGCCACCGCACCACAGCCCCAGACTTTCAACACGTGTGCACCTCCATGCCTCCGCACCGTGACGCATCAACGCACAACGCGTCAAGCAAGTTGACCAAGATCGGCGCAGAGGCTACAAGATCCACAGGCAACGAGGAGACCTAATGCGACGACGATCCCCTAGATTCATCCTATTGGCCGGGCAACTGTTCAGCGATCTGCCCTTGATCCGTGAAGCGCTGGCCCGCTTTGGCCCTGGCGCGAAGGTCACAGACCTTGCGAGGTGCAGCCCGTGAGCGGTGGCGAACGCCTGACGGTTGCAGCGCTTGACGTGCTGGTGGGCAGGCTGCGGGGTGTGGCCATGCGCCTCACCAATGCGGGCGCAGACGATGACGCTGCCGCCGTGGGGCGGGCTGCGAACACCCTTGATCACCTGTCGCTGCGATACGTGATCCATGACCCTGAGCCAGCCGGGGGTACATCCCGGCCAAACCGGGGGTACATGGTGACCAAACCGGGGGTACATTCCTGCTGTAACTCACTGAGTGCGGGCGCAGACGACGAGGCAACACAATGACAGACGCAGAGCGGGCCGAATGGCTCAAGGGTCGCAAGACCTCGATCGGCGCTAGTGACGTGGGTGGCCTGCTTGGCCTCGCGGATCCTCGATGGTCAACGCCACTGAGCGTTTGGGAGTCGAAGATCTCAGACGAGGTTGACCCAACCGTCAGCGGTCCGGCCGCCATGGGCCTCGACCTTGAGCCCTACATCTTGGCGGCGCTCGCTGACCGTCTCAAGACTGAGGTGTACGATGCCAGCGCAGAGCCGATCCGGCATCCCACGGTGCCGCTGGCCGTCAACCCTGACGCAATGGTCAAAGACCCTGAGACCGGTGAATGGTGCCCGTGTGAAGTCAAGTTCGCCACCGGGGATCAGCTGTCATCGTGGACGCTCGATCCCGCGCTAGGCTGGAACATGCTCCGATCGTGGCTCGCTGGTGGTGCTGACTTTCCGGCGCAGACCGTCATAGGCGGGTACTATTGCCAGATCCAAGCACAGATCCTCTGCACCGGCGCACCATACGGCTGGCTCGTGGGCGTGATCGGCGCTCGTGCCGGGTACATGCTGCGGCTGGGATACCCGGTGCCATCGCAGGCATGGCGGCAGATGAGGATAGAGCCCGATCCCGAAATGCACCGCACCATTGAGACGGCATGCGCTCGGTTCTGGGCTGACTACGTTGAGACACGGCAGCCGCCACCCACAGCCGGCAAGGCAGACCTTCGAGCGCTCAAGCGTGCGTACTGGCAGCACACCAGCGGCAAGAAAATCGAGCGCCCTGACGGTGAGCCGTTTGCGCAAGCGCTTGAGGCATCCCGGCAAGCCATCAAGGCGCAAGAGACAGCCAAAGACGAGGCAGAGGCCTGGCTACGTCGCATGCTAGGTGACGCGCAGACGGCAACCTGTGGCGAGTACAGGGTATCAGCCAAGACCACAAAGACAGGCAGCCGCCCGGTGAGGGTTGCCAAGATCAAGGCCAAGACATGAGCAACGAGATCAGCATCACAGATTATATGCAACGCGGTGGCTGGCGGCAGCGGGTCAACGGTGCGCTGATGGGCGTGATGTCATGCGAAGCGTTTAACGCTGGCTGCCTCGCTGCCCTGGCCGATCCAAAGCTGCGGCAGTGCTCCGCCGAATCTCTTGGGCGTGCCTTTCTGACGTGTGCGTCCATGGGTCTTATGCCCGGCCCGCAGCAACTCGTGAGCCTGATCCCGCGTGGCGGGCAGGTCACCGTCATGCTTGGCTGGCGTGGCATTGCGTGTCTCTTTGCCCGGCTGCCGCAGGTTGCGCAGGTGTCTGCGGTGCTGGTGCACATCGACGACCCTTTGACCGTCGAGCCATTCCACCACGAGCCGCACCCATACGATCGGGAGGTCACGAGCCCCGACAACTGCCGGGGCGGATACCTGCGGATCGAGTACACAGACGGGCGGACCACACGCCACCACGTCAGCATCAGGAAGATCCTTGAGAACCGCAAAGCGGCGGGCAACTCAAGCGTCTGGCGCACCTACTTTGCGCCCATGGCGCTCAAGACCGTCTACCGTGACGCGTGGGCACGGGCTGCCGTGGCCTTCGAGCCTGGCGCCCCACCGGCGCAGCACATCCTTAACGCTGAACTCCACGAGCGTGAGGCCAATGACGAGAACCCGGCACGGGTGTCCGCGCCGAAACCGCAGAGCCCTGCCGCTGCGGCCATCTCGTATGATAAAAGAGAGCGGGCTGGTGACTCGTTGCCCTAGCTAGTCGCCCCAGACCAGCCCGTAGCGGCGGGTGACGGGCTCGATTGATCGATCGGGCCCGTCACCCTAGCCCTGGCGCAACAAAGCCCGCCCAGGCGGTGGCCGGCGGGCTGGTGGCTTTGCAGCGATTAGGATCGGGCTCTAGTGCTTGTCCCGCCACCGCGATGCCATCGAGGCCACCAGCGTGCGTGCATCGAGGTCCGGCAGGGCTCTGAGCAGGTGATCCAGCTCGTTGATATTGGGCGACCGCAGACCGGTCAGCCAGTTGCTCACCCTTCGAGGTGACACGGTCACCAGCATGCGGTCAACGATGCTGGCCGGTTTTAGTGTGTTGCGATCCATTGTGCTCACCTCCCTGGTGACCCTACCACGCGTTGCGCGTCACTAGCAGCCTCAAACACCTAGTGGCCACTCGAAGCCCGCAGCCACCCACGAGCGCGCCGCAGCGTTGAGCGTGAGGTGACCGTCAGGCAGACGCAGAAACGCGGGCATTGGCCCGATCTGCGCCAGCACACGCGCCAAGAGCCCAGGACCACGCCCAAGGGTTGCCGCGCCTGGCCTGGCCTCGTGCACCACCACAAACGGGCGATCGGCAACATCCTCGACAAGCCAGACCACCAGCCCGGTTCGATCGGGCCGATCTTTGTTGGCGCCTACACCAAGCAACCACTGACACCGCGCACTAGAGCAAGGCGCTGGCCTGTCTGCGTAGATGGCGCACCCGCCATGCTTGCGCTGGTGCTGGCAATCCGACCAGCCGGCTGACCCGGTCTCAGGTATCGCAAGCACGTGGCAGCACGTAGAGCATGGCCCGCAGCGGCGTGGCATTACTCGCACCCCCGAAAATCACACGCGTCATGCAACTCATCAAGGGCCTCAGCGATCCGTCCGGCTGCCCTGTGAAACCATACAAAGCCCTGCGCGCCTCGCTCGCTCGTCGGTGCGTCCATCCTGATGTTGGCAGCGTGCAACAGCCGCCCGCAGTCACTGAGCAACTCAGCCACACGCAGCGACCGGCAGCGCTCGCACCGTGCGTTATCGCAGTAGATGGCCGCCATCACCCCACCTCAACATCACGGTCGCGAAACGGCAGCACCAGCCGCACGGCCCATGACGTCATGGCGTCTGTGCGCCCGCACTCATCGCATGCCTCGTCATCGTCGCTCACGAGTTCAAGCCATGCGCCCCGCGTATCGATGCCAAACTCGCGCCCGATCAGCGTGGACAGGGCCTCGGCTGTGATCTGGTACTGCCGGTGCTCTGACACCTTCAACTTGGCCTTGCTGCTCATCCTCTCACCCCGCTTGAACCCGTCGCCCCATGCGCCGGCACCCAGAAAGCCCGCTCAGGCAGTGCCTGGCGGGCTGGTGGGCTTGGTGGTGGTGTGGCTAGTAGCCGCAGTTGTCGATCTTGAACAGTGCGCGGATCCGGTCGAGTTGGATCCACTTCTCAGCCAGCACCGCGTCAATGTCTGCGTCAGTCAATGTCGGGATCTGCATCTGCGTGCCGTACTCGTCCTCGTACCAGCCCTCACTGTCTGCAACGTCATTGAAGATATCTATCACCACGTCGTTGCCCGTGGGCGCCGTTCCGTTGAACAGCGCTGCAACGCGGGCCAGCGTCTTGACCCGGCTGCGGCTCAGTTGCGTGGTGGTCTTGGTCTGCCCTTCCATCGTCTCACTCCCTAGCCGCCCCAGCGGCAACCTGTTTGCACCCAGAAAGCCCGCACAGGCTAGGCCTGGCGGGCTGGTGGGCTTGGTGGCGCCTGCGCGCTATGCGCGCCACACGCCATCGTGGCCCGGCTCGCGGTGGCACGCGTCATGGTGATCCCACTCGTCAACACCCTCTGCGATCAAGTGGGCTGCCGCCTGCTCATCGTCCAGCAGCATAAAGCGGGCGCACTCTGCGTCGCTCATACAGTAAGCCAACGCGCCCCCGTCCATCATGCGATCCATCCGGCGGGCTGTGAGCCACAAGAGGTGGCACCAGTCGATCTTGCGACCGCGAAGCCGCTGGCCCGTGTGGAAAGCCTGCACAATGGCCTCTCGCTCAGTCTGTGTAGTGCCGTCGCTCATCCTCTCAACTCCCTGCCGCCCCAGCGGCATCATGGTTGCACCCAGAAAGCCCGCACAGGCTAGGCCTGGCGGGCTGGTGGGCTTGGTGGGTGGTGCGGCTAGAACGGGCGACCGCAGGGCATGAGGCCAGCCCGCAAGAATGACAGCCGCTCACACTCATCCTGCCAGCCGTCAGACCACGCCTGCTCTGCTGCGTCCCTGTCCGCGCATGGTGGGCAGAATCGCCCAAACAGGCGCCGCCATGCCGCGTGATCGTGTCGCCCGTCATGCTTGATCCCTAGCCCCTTGCGGCGGCACCTTGCGCCGTCGTCATAGGCTGCTACCTCAATGCGGCCCTGCCGTGTCATCGTCTCGCCTCCGGTGTGGTTCTTTCCCATGTCCAAAGACTAAGCGAACGACGCACACCGCGTCAACGTACATGACGCACAAAGCGTCAGAACGACACGCAGTCAAGCGATCAGCACAGACGCTTTACGCGCTGCCCCACTCCGGCACGAGCACCAGAAACGTGCGGTTCGGATCGTCTGGATCGCCCTCGACGATGGTGACGAGGCTGCGGGGTTGGGTCGTCAGCAAGACGTCCGCGATCACCTCATCAAGGGATCCGTATACCTCTGACCAGTAACGCTCAGGGCTCGATCTCAACGTCAACGCCAGGCCCGATCGTGATCTCGCCTTCATCGATAAACACCCGATCGGCTCTGAGCTTTGCCAGGGTCTCAGCCAACTTCACGATCCCGATCGCACCTATGGCGTCGGCCGCGTCATCGAACCGCAGATCACCGGACATCTTGCCCAGGCTACGCAGGAAGCCGGGCACGAGGCTGGCCCATTCGGCTGCGTCTTTTCCGTCGTCACTCAGAGCCATGACAGGCCCCGGGTAGCCAAAAGGGATCGCAATCAAAGCCTTTCCAGGAGTGGCCCAAAGACAGCGACGCGGGTCGGCTCGCGCCGCTTCCGCAGAAGGGATCGACGACTAATCCGGTCGGGATGCGTTGCAAGATATGGGACCAAAGCGCGACCGGCTTCTCGTAAGGATGCGAGCGCTTCGACGGGCATTCAGCGTTGACCCAATTTCTAATCGCGGCGCGGTCGATAGCGAGAGGGGTCCCCTTCGCGAAGATCAAGACCGGATCCCAGGCTCCGCGGAATAGCCCACCCGTCCCCGGGCGGTTACGTGTCCACGCGATGGTGGTCGCGAGACGCAGACCGGACGTCGATCCGAGATAGGCGACATCCGGAAAGCGGCGCCAGTCACAAACGACCGCAGCGATCCCGCCATCGCGGAGGATGCGTCTCGTCTCGCGTAGCGTCTCGACGAATAGACGGTAGGGACTTCCGCTCGTCCCCGCTGCTCCGTCGTCTCGACCTCTCACGGAGTTAGGTGTCATCGAATAAGGAGGATCCAAGATCACACAAGCGACCGAGCTCGATTCGATCGTCGCCAGCCAATCGGGGGCCGACAACGGGTGAAGCAGGTCGAGCGCAGTCGCCATCACTTACCCTCGCAGAGAGCCGCGCGGACCTTCGGGCCGACCTTCAACGGGTCCGCGTCCTTGATACAGATAATCGAGACCTCCGGATCCCCGTCTCCGTAGACGGTGAGCTTGGTTCCACAGTCCGCCTTCTCGAGCGACCATCCGCCCGACTTCAGATGATAGTTCGCTCCGCACCCTCCGAAGGTCATGATCAGGAGGATACCGAGCGCGCCGACCAGGGGGATCAACGCGACGGCGGCGAACCCCTTCTCCTCCGACGGGGGATTCTCGTCGGGTGCTGGAGCGAGGGATCGGTTCACGAACCGGATCGCCGCCATCGCGAGAGGGAGGAGGACCGCGGTCGCCATCGCGCCGACGACCTCCGGCGTGAGCTCATAGTGTCCGCCAAAATGCATGAGCAACGCGACGACTCCGGAGAGCCACGTACCGACCTCGGCCGGGTCTGCGATCTTCGAGTGTATCTTCTTCATTTGCTACCCTTCTCGGTCATGGCGCGGAGCTCCGCGGTAACTTGCTCGAGAGCGCGGAGACCTTGATCGGTCCGCTCGATGACCGCGATCTCAGGGTGATCGATCGCTTGGCTGTGTATTTTCGGGCTCATCTCTTTGCCTCCAGCGTTTTGACCACCGCCTTCAGTTCAACGGTTAGCCGGTCAATGTTTCGGGTTGCGTGCTCTTGCCTCGTGACTGCGCGGTCAAGCCGATCGTGCGCCTCTGTGATGCTGCGAACGTCGCTCTTGAGGAGCACAATATCTGCCCGGTGCTGGTCTGTGGTCAGCTCCACACGCTCAAGCCTGACCGTGGTCTGCTCGTGCTCTGCGTGCAGCATCGTCCATTGACTCACCGTGCCCACCGCCAGGGTCAAGAGCATGCCTGCCCAGCCAGCCAATAGGCCCACGTTATTGCGTGCCCATCCTCCGATCCCGCTCATGGTGTGCACACCCGCACAAAGCCCACGATCCGCGCCCATGCCTCGTCACCTTCCGTCACGATCTCACGCGCCACAGCGCCGGATCCGCTGATTTTCTGGTGACCGTAGCCGCTGGAGTTGCCGCAGATGAGCGACACGGTGCGCGCTTCGCGGTCGATTGCAGTGACAAGCCCCACGTGTCCCATGCGTTTCTTACCCTTCCGCGCACGGTCTGCGTCTGCGGCGGTCTGGCTCAACCGGGTGCGCACCATGACGAGGCCTCGCGGATCTTGGTCCCAAACCTCGATCGGCAGCATCTTGCGGCTGACCGGTGCCTGCTGCCAGTGGCTCACAGCTCTGCCCGTGGTGGTGTAATGCACCGCATAGCCAGTGCGCGCCAACTGGCGGCAGCAACTCGATACGAAATACGCGCACCATGGTGGGCGCGCGTCAGGGTTGCCCCCGCCGTCGTGAATCAACCACGAGACATCCGGCCCGGCATTGCTGCCGCCGGTCTCACGCACATCCTGCGACAGCCAGGCCTCTGCGATATTGACCAGCGCCTCACCTGCACCGGGCGCGTCACGCACCGCAGCACGTCGCAAGAGTCTGGCAAGCCAAGCAGACACCTAGACACCCGCAAACCCGTTAGCGGTGGTGATGTCTGGATAGGTGGCTGACTCATTGCGGCCAAGCACTGCCATCAACTGGTAGCCGCAGGCACTGCCGCCACCACGCACGACCACTTGCTTCAGCCGGCAGTCAAACCAACCGGTAGACGTGCCCGCAGTCAGCGCCACGCGTGCGGTGCCCTCGACACCCGCCGTGGTGACACCCACAAGCAGCGCATCTGTGCCGCCATCAGTGACGGACGTGCAAACGATGTTGATCCGCTCTGTCAGGTTGTCAAACGTCACAGTGGCATTGGTGGCGTCTGCGATCGATCCGCTCGCAAAGAACGGGACGTGATCGACGATCAGCGCTGTCTGTGTGTTCGCGTAGCTAGCCATTTTGAGAGCCTCCAGCCGTGCCGGTACTATACACCGCACCAGGGTAATGCGCGCCGATCGGGCTGATCGCGCAGCGTTTCAAAGGGTTGCGCCTCACACCGTCACCGTGTCTGCGGTGTCACCCGCCTTAAACGTGGTCAGCGCTGGCCGATCCCACGTAAACCGCACACCCCACACGATGCCGCCAAAGCCCGCATCATCAACCGTCAGGTCTGTGCGGGTGATGCTGATCTGGACGGTGTAATGACGCGCCACGCAGTCAGCAGATCCGCTCGTCAGCTTGAGCGCCCGCGACGACAGCGTGCCGGTGCCGTACACGCCAGATGTGGACATCGACGCAGCGCCGGCAGGGTCATTGAACGATCCGCTGCCCACCAGCGAGGCACCGGTCAGTAGGCTGCCGGTGGTGTCTGCTGTCGTCTGAAAAACCACCTTGATCGCCCCGGTGTAGTACACGCACAGGTGTGCGAACTCGACGCGTGCGGGCACGAGCAGCGGCAGCGCAAGCACGTTAGTGACGGCAGCGAACGATCCAGCCGATCCGGTGGTGCCCCCGTCGAGCACCTCGACCGCTGCATAGGTGCCGGGGTTGCCCCACCTGTTCATCAGCGACCATTGCCCGCGATCGATGTCTGTGAACAGCGCCATATGGCCAGGTGTGGGATCGGGCAGATCTCTCGTGCCGGTGAGGTCAAGAGACGGCCCAAGCGTCTGCCCGCGTGCGGTGCCTGTGTAACTCGCCATCGCTAGGGCTCCCTGAATACTTGGGCAGCGGTCACGCCTACGAGACCAGCGCCGCTGTCTTTCTGCACGTTAAACGCAATGGTGCCGCCATTGGGCGGCAGGGTGATCGTGTCATGCGTCCAGCCGCCTGACGTGGTGATCGCAGCCTCGTGCGCCTGGCTGCCATCGACTAGCGCCAGGGCAGTGCCCGCTGCGTCGCCGGTCGCCAGCGTATACCAGCTCAAGCGGTAATCCCTGACCACTGTGTCAGACGGAGGCACCCACAGCATGCCGGAGAGCACGCAAGACGGTGCATCGGTCGCCCACCACGGGCGCGTGGCAAGCACGTTCTGCGGACGCTGTAGGGTCGCCAAGCACGCCACACGGTCACGCGCTATGGCTCTAACGTTATTCCACCCACGTGACACCAACTCTGTGCTGATGGGCTTATTGGCAGCCACCGGGCTCGATGCCGAATAGCTGGCCGTATTGAACGCATCGCCAAGCGGCGTGTACCCGTCAGACCCGATCCCGCCATCGTACCGATCGACATGCTGCAGCCGGCCGGACGCACACACCACGCCGAGATAGTTCGAGTCGTCAGTATGACCGGTGATCTTGAGCTCAAGCGGTGCGGTGCCCGTTGTGGGCGTGACCGTCACGGTAAACGACGTCGCGCTTGTGGCCGTCACCGCTTGCGTGGTGGTGCCTCCGCCATAGGTCACAGTTAGCGTGCCGGTGGTCCCTGAGTTGTTCACGAGCGCGTAAAGCGACACAACCACGGGCCGGCGCGACGCATTGCCCATGACGATCCAACGCCCAAGCGTGTCAGGTGAACCGCTGGCCGCGTTGGTCAGCGCCCCGACAGCTGCGGTGCCGTTGCCAAAGACAGACGAGAACAGTGACGGGCTGTAGGTAGTCGCCAGCCATCGATCCTTGTCGCCCAAGCGTTCCCACAGAGGCGGCACAGAGCCGCCCCCGACAGGTGAGATACCCGGCACGAGGTATGAGAGATCCATAGGCTTGTAATCGATCGTGGGCATTACACCAGCTTTGACGTGGCGTCATTGTGGGTAAACGTCGCCTGACGGGTTGAGCAGTTGGCCACGAGCGGGAAGGTGATGATCGATCGCGCGCTCACCCAGCCGGGCAGCGACGATCCAAAGGTGAGCAGAAACGGGTTGGCGTCCGTCGGCGCCGCGATGGCAGACAGCGTGATCTGTACACTCTCGGGCGTTGAGTTTTGCTCTTCTCCCGGCTCGTAAATCAGCACCGTGGTCGAGGCATCGAATAGCTGCATGGTAAAAAGGTTGTCACACGTGACCTCTGTGCCGCTATCAACCGAACTGATGCCAAGCGACGGGCAGAGCGGGCCTGGCGCGATGGCCACGCCAGCCAACAGTAGCGTCACCGTCTGCTGGCCGCTGAACAGATCGGCAGACCAGCCAAGACAGCGAGCGCCGATCGATGCCGGGGCACGTGTGCCGGTCACAAAGTCATAGGTGACCGGGTGCGCAATCGTAAGGTTGATCATGTCACCGGGCTGCACCTCGACCCATGGCGCAACCTGTAGGGTCAGGATTGACTCACCGTTACCGCGCCGAATGATCGACGCAGCAAGCTGCGCGGCCTCACCTTCGAGCATGCCGGGTGCTGCATAGGTGTGCGTGCGCGGACCCTCTGCCTGGATTCTGGGCAGGTCTTGCACGGTGATCGTGTGCTCGTTTCCTATGAGCGCGGTCTGCACCTCAACCGTGACGATATTGGGCGCCTCTGCGGGCTCTGGCGCCTCGACCGCTTCAATGATTGACTCAGCCAGTGAGATGGTAACCGCTGCGCTGTCAGCGATGCCCACCGCTGATGAGACGATCGTGATGAGGCAATCGCCAAACATGCCGGCGCCGGCCTCCGTCAAGTCAGGGTTGGTGGTGCGCTGCACGAGGCACAGATCGCGCATGGCCAGGTGACCACCAACGAGATCGATCACAGAGGCCTCACCGATCGAGTAGAGCGAGATCTCGTAATCGTTGAGCCCTGCCCATTTCATTTGATGCGCGTTGATCTCGGAGTCATCGATCCCGGCACCCTGGCCGATCGCAAGCGTGTCATGAGATCCACGGTTGCCCGCACCGGATGATTCGAGCAGCGTCAAAAGCACGTCCTTGACCACGCCCACTTTGCCGGTGACGTAGGCGAACTCTACCCCGTGAAACCACAGGCCCGGCCCTGATTGCTCGTGCACCGCTTTGACCCGCACGAGCGCCAGATCTGGCGATTCCAGATCGTCAAACGGACCTTGGATCGCTGCGTCCCACTCGATCAACCCGGCTGACGTGTCGGAGTCGCCAAGCAGCGCAAATCCTGAAGACGGCAGCGCGAGATCGTTCCACTCCGATCCCTCTGTCTGCGTGACCGGGATCCAGTAGCCGGGCAGGTAGTACGGGTTGATGTTTGGGCAGCGAACGGGGATCTGAACGGATGCGAACTCATCGTTGATGTTGTATCCGCCGCCACCGCTGAACCAGTTGATTCGCCACTTGTACATCCCAGGCACCAGAAAATAGGGCGCCCCGGCTGGCACTTGCACAAAGGATTCGTCCGTGTCGCAGTAAGTGTCTGTGGTTTGTAGTCGGATCTCAATGTAGGGCAAGCCAGCGAACACCGCGTTGCTGTCCCACTTGGCTGCAAAGCTCATGAGATAGACGTCATCAATGGCCGTGGCATCAATCGTCTGCCAGATCGGATCGCTCACCGCAGCCGGCCCGGTGTTCGTTGCGCACATCTCGGCCACCATGCCCAGCGTGAACACCCCATCAGCGTGCGTTGTGGGCACTGCGCACGTGCCCGTCACCGTGCCGCTGCTTGTCCACTTCCAATCAAAGAGCACAGAGCCCGGCGCAGCGTAGACCGGGAAGCCAGACACGGTCTCAGGGTCGAAGCTATCAGCCGGACCCATGGCATACGTCTCAGCGGTGACCTCGTGACCAAGCGGCAGCGATGCCCGACGCACGAGCGGCAGACACCGCAGAGCCATGCCGCGCTTTGATGGACGCGGCACCGCATCAACATAGCCGCGCCACAGGATCCGGCAATACTTGGTCGATGCGCCCGCATTGCACCACGTGCCATCAAGGATCCGCCGCTCAGGGCTGACGAGATGGCGCCAGAGCGTCACTTGGCGACCGCGCCACACCGCCGGCTTGTCTGTGATCATCTTGTAGGTTGGCGACTTGACTAGATACTTGCCAGCCATCGAGCCACTGAGCCCGCGTGCCGTCAGGTTCACGTGCGTGCCGTCAACCACAGTTAGCGCCACTCGCTCAACGCCTATATACCCATGCGATGCCGTCCAGCCGGTTGTATCGACCACGAGCTTGGATCCGGTGGTGACTGCCAGGTCAGCATCAATCATCAGCGTGGACGCTGGCTGACTGAACAGCGCACCCGTAAGCGCGTTATCCGCCAAACCATCCCAGCCCAAGACGAGGTCGAAGGCATCGCCACTGGCGCCACCGCTTTGCCGCTCGATGTTGACCGATACCTGCTCACCCTCCACGATGTTGAGACACTCAACCGCAGAGTCATAGCCGGTGGGCAGGCCTGGCGTTGATGTTGAATCAACGCGGGGTAGCAGCTTCTCAACGAACACGTGCGGGATCCCCTCGATCTGCACCGCATGGATCCAGCTATGGCCCGCCTTGACGAGGTCTGACCAACTCACGCGGCACCTGCGCTGACCATGACCTCAACCTCTGCCATTGATTGCACATCATCAAGCCACCGGATCGAGCTGATGCCCAGCGGGTAGCCGTCTATATAGCCGCTTGGGTTGCTGCTGGTGATCGCGTTGCCCGGTGTACCGCTTCCGCCAGTACCGGCGCCCAAGATGCGCACAGCGCCACGCAAGCACCAACCATGCCGCAATGACCAGAGCCCATAGTTATCCATGGTCAGCCGCCACCGCCAAATCTTTGCACCTCCCCAATTGTAGCCCACGGTTCGAGACAGCCGATCGGCCTCGTATTCAACTGACCGGCTGATTTCCACTTCCTCCCAAGACGCACCAAAGAGCGGGATCCCTGCCAGCGGCACCAGGACGCTCTTAATCGTGGTGTGAGTGCCATAGGCCGCGCCGGGCTCGACGGCACCAAAGCCAAGCAGAGCGCCCAAGCGATCCGGCCACACGATCGCAGCTGATGAGCCGCTCAAGACCACCGCACCCTTTGAACTAATCGCAGCAGACCAGCCGGAAGCGTTGATCGCTGTGTCTAGCGCTGTGATGAAAGCCGGCCACAGCAAGCCAGCCGCGCCGCTGTCCGCGATCGTGTAGACCACGCCACCGATCGAGATCTTACGGTAGCCGGGCACAGAGGTGCAGACGTTCCCATATAGCCAGGCCTGCGGTGTGTCAGATAGAGCGCTCATCCGCCCACCTTCCACAGGTAGGACTGGCATTCAAGCTTGAGCCGGCCCGCTGTGGCGCTCTTGCCAAACCTGCGCCGGATCACGTTATCGACCCGCAGCCGGCCAAAGTAGCGATCGACAACCCAGCAGTCCCAAACCTGATCGCCCCCGAATAGGTCTTCATAGGTCCAGAGGTTCGCCAGTGTGCCAAACACCTGCGCGGTCAGGCTCGTGGGCGCCATGTTTGGTATGTCTGTCTGCGCCCCCGCTGCCGCTGCGGGCACCACGGTAGCCGTTGATGGCATGGCAGCGATCCGCATGCCGTGCTCAGGGTAAAACCCATCAGCGTGCACACCCGCGCCCACCAGCGTGGTGCCGGTGGTGGTGGCGTCGACATTGAGCCGTGTGCGGATCAGGCCGGAAGCGTTGATCGATATGCTCGAAGCGGCTTCCCAAGTGAGCACGCCAGACGTGGTGGCGTATGCCCTGGTGCTGACACCTAGCCCAAGGGCGGTGCGGGCGACCTCCCGCGCCAGGATGATCGCAGAGGTGCGCAGATCTGGGGTGATCGCAACCGTGGTTGCACCAACGGTGACAGACAGCGAGCCAGACCAGCCAGACAGAACCTTAGCCATGCCCATCATGTTGAGAGGTGCTGCCACGGGCTACCAGCCCGGCTCTTGGCCGGATCCGCGTGCGCTGTGCGCTGCTCGCTGAATCGACCGCGCCACGTCTTGCGGGCTGCCCAAGACGCCACCATGAAACTGCACAATGATGCGCCGATCTGGCGCAGCCTCACCACCGGCGCCGCCGCCCGTGTCACCACCGGCACCACCAACCGCAGCGGCTGACGGTGCGCCACCGCCACCACCAGCAGCGGCACCACCACCACCGGCACCGGCTGCAATGGCTGTGAACATCCCGGCAGCGACGAGGTGAGCCGCACCGGCACCGTACTCCTGACTTGCGAACGCTGCGACCGCGTAAGCGGCCTGCATCAAAGCCGCGATCCCGGCTTTCATCTCCTCATCTTTTGCCCAGGACTGAGCCGCCACGCCCACGGCGCCAACCGTATTGGCCAGGGCGGTGGCAACATTGTCTTGGCCTTCAGCATACCGGGCCCAAGCGTCTGCGCTGTCTGCAACTGCGACTGCAGCCGGCGCCATCGATGAGTCAATCTGCTGCATCTGCTGCGCCACGCCCTGCGCAGCCCGTGACACCCCGCGCAGCTGGCTGGCCAGCTCGTCATTGTTGATGCGCTCGACTTGGGTATTGTATTGCTCCTGAGCGTCACGCAGCCGCTCGGTTATCTCCGCACGCTTGACTAGAGCCTCGTTCTCATCGTCGCCTAGTTGCTTGAGCGCGAACGCAGCCTCAAGCCTGGCGCGTTGCAGTTCCAGCGATGCCCGCTCAAGCGGCTCCTTTGCTGCGGCGATGTCCCGGTCAAGCATGGACAGCGACACGATCTCACGCACTGCTATGTTTGCTTGCGTGCGTGCCTTTGCTTGGACCTCAAGAGCCTCAGTGACTTCGTCCTCAGCGTCTGCGATCGTGAGCAGTGCCTTGCTCTCTTCTGCCAAGATCAACGCGCGTTGAGCGTCATACATTGCAGCCACGCGCCGCTTGGCGATCCTAAGGGTCAGCCACCGGTTGCGCTTCTCATCTAGCGCGGCCATCTGCTGCTGTGCTTTGACCTGCGCCCGCTCAACTTCCCCAGACGCACGCAACAGCGCCAGTTGACTGCTTGCGGCATCAAGCGCCTTCTGCGCCGCTTCACGTTCTGCCCGCCGGCCACCGCCACCGCCACCGCGCCGTGGCTTGTCTTTCGTCTTTGCTGTCTTTGGTTTCTTTGCGCCCTTTGGCTTTTTCCCGTCCATGCCGCTGGCAGCGAATAGCTTGTTAAGCTCTGCCTGCCACCACGCAAGACCCTGCGCGGCTTGTGCCGCCCGGTTTGCTGCGGCTGCCTGCTTCACGAGCGCATCGCGTGTGCCCAAGACGCCAATGATCAGCGACCGCGTCTCTTCGTTGGCCCATGCGGCAGAGGCTGCCCACTGATCCCACAGCGCCAGCTTCTGGGCAGCGCTGAGCGCCTTTAGCTGCGCCTGTAGGGTGGCCATGCCTTTGTAGTGCCGGATCTGCTTTGGGTTGATGTAATCATAGGCTGCGGCAACCCCCATCACAGTGCTGCCGATGCCGGGAAGAAGCGTGTTCAACTTGCTCACATAGGGCAGCACCGCGTCTTGACCCTTACCCGCGAACTCGTTGCTACGCGCCACCAAGTCCTCAAGACCAGCGCTCACCGCCCCCAGGGGCGCAGCATCAAACACGCCCCACCATGCTGCGCCCTCGTAGGCGGCCTCCTGCAAGTTGGTCGTCAGATCCTTGAGCGCTGCTGACCACGCAGCGATCTGCGATGTGCGTGTCTGCATGAGGTCGATGTCAGCGTTCTGCGCGTTCAGCTGCGCTACCGCATTATTCAACGCCCGCGTCTTGAGCGCTGCGTCATCGTAGGCAACGCCCTGCGCCTCCAGTTCTGCCCTGGCCTGCTTGAAAACACCGATCAACCCGAGGTTATCCAGCCGCATGTCGCTTGACTTAGATATGCCCTCGATCATGCTCTGTGTAAGGAATCCCATGTCCTTACCGGTGCGGATGCTGGTGGCAGACAGCGCACCCAAGACTTGCGGCAACTGCTGCACGTCGAGGCCAAAGGCCTTGAACTCCGCAGCCGCCTCCACGATCGACTTGCGATCGATCATGCCTGCCGTTGCTGTCTGAACCCGCACGATCAGCCCAGGCAGGTCTTTTACACCCGCGCTCAGCGTGTCGAACATGTCGAGGCTCTTGGCGCCCTCAGTGACCATGGTGGCAAAGCCACGGCCGACCATGCCAAAACCGACCATCCCTAGCGCCAACTCGGCAAGCGCTGCCTTGGCCTTGTCCAACTGGATGCCCCAGCGCCGCACCATGAGTTGCTGACGGCTAAACATGGCCTGGCTCTTCTCGCCCGTAGCTGTCAGCGCAACGAGTTGCTTCTCGTTGGCAGCCATGGCCCGCTTGACGCGCTGCAACTCAGTGACAGCGTTGCCCCTAGCATCAACTTTGATGTCAAGGCTTGCACCCTTAGCCATTGCGCGCCCCCTTGGCCTGCTCAAGCGCATGCGACTGCCGATCACTCACCAGCGTGCGGAGCGTGGTCCACAGCGGCTGTACCCATGCCGCGAAGTCATCAGGCCAGCCGGTCAGCGGGTTGAGCTTTGACGCTGCCTCAAGTTGCGCCACCGCCTGCACATATGGATCATCGATGATCGAACGGATCGGGCAGATGTCCCACCGCTGGCCAAGATACTGCCCAGCGTTGCGCCTGCACTGCGCCCTGTCACCAGCGCACCCGGCGCCGCCATCGTCGGCGCAGTCGAGCCCGCGCTTTGACAAGATGTCCGTCCACACCAGCGCTCTTAGTCGCTGGCGGCGGTAGGGTCCGGCGGTGCTAGGCTCAACTCGAATATCGCGCCACCGAGACACGCCAACTCTGCCGGTGGGATCCTGTCGAGCAGGTCCGTTAGCCCGGCGGCGCTGGTCTCGTCGATGCCTGGCCCACGGATCCGCTGCACGCAAAAGATGCAAGCATCGACGCTGATCGCTGATGCGCTGCCGCCTTGCAGCTTTAGCACCTCGCTTGAGCGCATGGGCCGGACGGTGACCGTCAGCGCATCGCCTTTGACTGTCTTGCAGTCCTCTGGCCGCAGCCACCGCATTGCGCCATCTTCGCAGGCCACAGACGGATCGGTTGAGGCCACTAGATCGATCTGGTCTTTGACCCGTAACAGCGGCAGCACCGGCAGCACCTCTCAACATGATGGGACCCCATTGCCCGCACCTATAGAAACGCCACCCGGCACGGTGTGTCAATTGCGTTGGTCGACCCGTCACCGGTGCCGGTGTCCGCATCATAGTACGCAGGCTCGATGACGTGGGTGACGCTGACGATCCCGTCACTGTCACCTAGCGTGCTCTGCGCGTTGACCTGGCCAACCGGGATCAGCATGGAAAACGCAGCGCCCGGCTGCGTGGTGTTCAGGTCAACCTGCATGTAGGTATACGTGTCGCCCGGTGCCTTGACCTCAGTTGCGCCCATCGTGCTGACCAGCAGTTCCATTGTGGCCGTCACCGATCGACTGGTGACGACATACTTGCCCACGCCCTGCGCGCTGCTGTGGTTTAGGGATGCCTTGTACTCTGCGGCAAACTCGACACTGAGCGAGGCCACGCCAACGCTGGTGCCGTTGCTCCGCACCAGCGATCCCGTAGTGCTGGTCGAGGCGGGCAACTGCGGCATGGAGTACGTGTAGAGGCCCGGCGCACCACCTGAGCCCATGAACACCCAATCAGCGAACGTCAGCTCTGCCTCAAGCATTGGCTGGGCTTTGGCGCTGAGATCAAGCTTCACGCTCGTGACCAGCCCGTCATACATGATGATCCGGCTCGACGCGTCAGAGCCCAGAAACTCCATGCTAAGAGGCACAGACGGCTGCGCGTTGCTCAGGAAGTGAGAGATCGAGCCAAAGAGCGCGCCGTCTGGCATGGCCACGGTCTCAAGGTCGTTGGTCATGGTCAGATCAGCGCTGGAAAGCGTCTTGACCCATCCCACCGCATGCCCGGCGCCACCGGCAAGGGTCTGCACCAAGACAGCGTCAGCGGCGCAAGCCGTGGGCGAACCGCTGGCCGTGACGGTTGGCGCGCTGTAGCTGTCAACCGTCTTGCCGGTAACGGCTTGCGTGTAGTCCGTGCCGCCAAGCACGTACTCCAGCAGGATCGAGTCAACGGTCTGATCGCCGCTCGTGGGATCGCTGGCGGGCGTGGTGGCGCTCCAACCGTGAAGCGGCATGCGGATCGATGCCGTGCCGCCCTCCTTGCTGCCAGCGCTGACGCGGTTCTGGTAATAGCTCCCCCGGTATGCCTCCGTCATGAGCGTCTCAGACGTCAGGGTTGGTGTGGTGATCTCGCACTCTGCATATGTGGCGGCTGCAAAGGTCGTGGCCTTGGTGCCCCACGCGCCTTGCTTGGCCAGCGACACACGCCCAAGATTTGAAGGATGGTAAGCCATGGTTAGATCACTCCGGTGAGTCTATAGGTGACGTCCGCAAAGGTGCGCGCCTCAATGGCGTTGTCTGTTTCGGTCATATCTATGGGCATTATGTCTGCGGCGTACAGGTCAGCGTTCTGGGCTGCAAGGTTGATGAGCGCTGTGCTGATGCGTTCAGCATCAGAGGTGACCCGATCTTCCGTTGCGCCAGGTGCCACAGAGTAGAGCACAGTGATCATGAGCCCGATCTTGTAAGCGTCAACCGTGAGCAGATCCGCCCGGTTGGGCAGATCTGACACGTCGACAAAGAACACCCGATCGGGCGCACGCATCCCGGTGCGTGCTGCGTTCTCGATGTGCCTGAAGACATCGCGCCCGCTCGCTTGAGCGTCTGGCGTGATGGCCTCTATGGCAGTGACCACCGCAGCGCGTACCTCTGAGGCCCTCACCGCCTCACCGCCCGCATGGTGTACATGGGCGAGACCTCACCAGGCTCGACGGCGCCATCGTCATCACGATCGATCCAGTTGTTCGCCACCGCCTCAGCGATGAGCCGGCGCAGCACCTGCTCTTGGTCGTTGAGGTATTGCGACGGGTCGAAGCCAGCCGGGATCAACGCGTCTGCCGTGGCGCATTCGAGCCGCAGAGCAGCGAGGCCAGCAGAGCCAAAGACATCCCGATCGCCGACCATATGCGGGTAGTTGCCGTCTGCGCGCAGGATGTTGCGCACGCGCTGTGACGCACGCTTGGCCAACTCGACATAGTGCCCGGCATCGAGCCCGGTGGCGTAGCCTGGAAAGGCCATGGACAGATAGCGGGCAGCATCGTCAGGGCTGACCGCGTCACCCCAGGGCGTCTTGACCACGTCCACGATCGAGCGGTAGCGCCTGACCACAGAGTCAGAGCCGGTCACCACCCACTCAACGCGGTTATTGAGCCCGCGATCTTGGGTGTCTGTGGTGGTCAAGCTGACGCTGAGACGCAAGCCAACCATCGTGTCACCCAGCGCAATCACGCCCGGTGGCGCGTGCTCTAGCGTGATGTTGACCCCGTCAACCTGGCTGACGCTGACAGCGGCGGACCAGCCGTCAGCGCTCGTCAGCCAGTATTGGCGCCCCGCTGTGATGCTCGTGGCATCGTCGACCACAAAGACGGTCTGACTGGTCACCGTGCCCAGCGTCGAGGTGCCGCCCGATCCGATCGTATCGATCGTCACAGTGGGCGTGCTCTTGGCTGTGCCGGTGGCAGTGTAGAACGTAGCGGTTGCGCTGCTTGGTGCCGCTGCGTCAGGGTACTCGATGACCGTGGCAGCGGTGTCCTCTGTCACCTCTGCGGCCACGGGTCACCCTCCCCTGTTGCGCCCGTCTAGGACGGGTTGCTACCAATGCCGATCGGCTCAACCTGGCAAGCTGCGGTCAGAGCGTAATCAACGGTGAGCACAGACGCCAATGTGTCCGGCTGTTCGGTCATGCGCAAGACCGGAGCAAGCCGCTGCCAGGCTACGAGAGGCGGCGCCAGTTTCGGCAGGAGACACCACGCGTTGGAATCATCGAAATGTGGGGAAATTATGATGTCATCGAGCGTCAAGAACTGCGTCACCATGTTGGTGAGGCCCTGCCCCTGGCTCGACGTTCCGCCGGTGGTCAGCGCGTACGGCGAAGACACGGCCTGGACGGCGCTCTCTTCGAGGTCCGGTCCACAGACGAGCCAGTAGCCGCCTGCGGAAAGGTCGTAGGGAGCGCCCGTAGCATCGACGAACTGCCTGGCGGCCTTATATGCGGCGGCCAGGCCAGCGATGTCCAAAGAACTAGTGAGGAGATTGGACCTGGTACCGCTTCCGCCGGGGATCGTGTGGTTGTTCGCAAAGAACCCCTTGCCGTCACCCGTCTCCTCAGACGTGAAGCAGTTGGCCAGCGAGTTAAACACCTGCTTGGCGTAGGTGTTCGCCACGGCGACGCCAATGCGCCGCGCCATGCCATCGACAAGGCCTGGGATCGTTTGACTGTCAAGACGTCCAATAGTTACTTGGGACGCGTACTGGCTGATGGAAATCGTCTTGGTCCCGGCAGAGCCGGCAGCAGTCGCGGTGCTGCTCAGGTCGGCCGACCCGTCCCAGGTGGCGATCTCACCAATCGAGGCCATCGAGGTGATCCGCAGTGCGCCGGACTCCTCTGTGCGCCAGTCGACCACCGACCTCCATGAATCTGGAACGCTGGACAAGCCGTCCACGTAGTTGAGCGTCGCGGTGGCGTAGGCGTTCGAAGTCGAGAAACTAGTCAGTGCCACGGGATCACCTCCGATCGTGTGACGGTGTCAGGTGTCCAACAGGCTACAACCACGCGCACGCAAGGCGCGCAGAAACGTCAAAGCGGTTGCGCGTTCAAGATCTTACGGTGATCTCTGACTCCGTCACGGTGCCGGACCCACCGGGGATCCGTGCCATCTCATCTTGGAACGTCTCGGCCGCACTACGGTGCACCCGGTTGCGGATCTTGCGCTTGCGATCTTGGATCATCAGGTAGGCCTTGTGGGGCACGCAGAGATACAAGCCCGCGTCTCCGTCAGCCGCCTCGAACCCGGCCTTCTTGGTGCCTGCCGGTGCGGTCTGGTAACCCATGCGCTTGAGCTGTGCAGCGAGCGCCTCCGCACGGTGTGCACCGCGCTGGCCGCACCGGGTGAACACCCAGCCGCTGGCGTACTCGTCCGGCATGCCATACCACTGCCCGATCGACATGCGATCGGCATTGTCGTACTGCTCGATCCACTCGTTCATCTGAAGCATTGCACGGGCCTCTGCCTCGCTTGCTCCAGTGTTGATCGCTTCGCTGGCGTCGATGATCTTATTTTTACCTGCCATCGTCGCCCCCAAATGTTGCTCGCATCTGCGCCCGGTGGAACTCAGGCCCAAACGTGCCGTGAGTGCTCGTCTTGAACTTCTCAACGAGCTTGGCCGTTACCGTGGCACCTTCCTCGACATGAGCAAAGAGCGCCGAGTTGGCATCACGCCAGGTCTGCAAGGCTTGCGCGCCTGACGCGGTGTCAGGGTCAACTCCCGGCGCCAGGGTCAGCAGGTGCTCGTCACTCAGGGTGCCACTGACACCCATCTTGCGCAGGTACTCGATCCGGCTACGGTCAACGGTGCGCTGGCTGATGGCCTCGACCGCTTCACGAGCCGATCGGGTGCGCTCAAGTTCCGCCTCAAGATCTGCCTTGAGCGCAGCCACACCGGGATCAGCCTTTGCCGGTGGCTCTGGCTTGACGGGCTCTGGTGCGGCAACCGGCGCCGGCGGTGCCGGCGGTGGTGTCAGCTCAAGTTGAATAGGCGCCGGCGCTGGCGCTGCTGCCGCCGGCGGTGCCGGTGCTGCTGCGGGCTCAGGCGTTGCCGCCACCTCTGCGGGCGCACCCGCGATCTTGTCGCTCACTGTCCGGCCTTGTACAGCGCGAACGCGGCCGACGTGGCGCGCATGGTGAACGTGCCGTCATCGTTGCGAGTCTCGACGCGAAACCCGTAGGCGCTCTGAAGGTGCGCGGCCTCTGCCTCTGGCACCGTCTTGCGATAGACGGCCGCACTCTCGAACGTGGGCTTGTCCCGCTTCACCTTGGCGGGCTTGCTCTTGGCTGGCTTGCTCTTGGTTCCCTTCTCAGTCATCGCCCTTCCCTCGCTGCTTGTAACTGACGACCGCTTCATCGTCCGCGATCATGATGTATCTGCCCTTGCTCGTGCCCACAGCGTGCCAGCCATGCGCCACCATGCCCGCAGCCTCGTCAGGCCCTGCAAGGCATGACGCGCACGCGGTGCCGGTCATATCCCTGACGGGCGCAAGGTCCGGCAATGCCTCGACGACCTTGGTCTTTTTCTTTTTCTTGCTCATCCCCTTGCCCCCTGCTTTGCCGCCTCGAACTGCGCCTTAATGGTCTTGAGCCTTCGATTCCTGGCGCGCAATGACTTGCGTGCTGACACCTCGATCTGCGCGAGTCTTAGCATATCAAAGAGCGCCGGGAAAAAGAGCACGGCAACGACGTCATCGATCTTGCGCATGTCGTCAGCGCTCAGTTCGAGCAAAAATCCCCACTTGTTGCCCAGGATCCGCGCCAGATCGCTGTTATTCTTTGGCTGGCTTGTGCGTCTGCGGGATCCAGACGTGCCGCCCAGACCGGGATCGCGTGTCTTGCGTGAGCCGCCATAAAACGAGATCCGCGCCTTTGTCGGCCCAAGCGGGCGGATCTGCATGCCCTGCGCTAGCGTGCCGGTATTGTAAAGCGTCACCTTGGTTTTACCCTGCGCCTCTGCGTAGGCGCGTGAACTCTTATAGGCGGCCCAACCTTTCATTGGCCCACTCTGCACCCTGAACTCGAAGCCAGCGGGCTGCGGTCGTTTCGGGCTTACCCAGACGTAACCAACGCCCTCCTCGATCAGCTTGCCGTCAGGCCCGATCCTGTGGCCCGGCTTGCCCTGACCATGCCTGTGCCCCTTGGCGGGCGGGCGCTTGTCCGAATATAGGCCAAACGGCTTGTCGCCAGACTTGCCCTCAGTGAAGATCGATCGCTTGATCAGCGCGTACGCAAGCCGCGCCACGTTCAGCAGCGGTTCAGCCATCTTCATCTGATCGGGTGTGATGAGTTCAGGATCCCAGCCGGTCATCGAGATCCGCGCACCGCGCCGGCCTCTGCCCATCTTGGACACGACCTTGCCCTTCTTGGCCTGGACGCTCGTCAGCCGATAATCAACACCAACCACTAGGCCACGATCTCAAGCGGTCGAGCGCCAGCCAAGACCCTGCGCGCTGCGTCCTCGGTCACCCCTAGCGCCTCGACCATGAAAGCGATCCCGCCTTCGACAGTCAGCGAGCCGGTGGCCACGCGTTCAGCGACAGACAGGCCAGCCAACACCTGGCCCGCTGTCAGCGCTGCGCCACCTGCGCCCGCCTCTGCGGCCAGCGTGGCCCGCTGCTCAAGGTTGAACCGCACCCGATCTTGCGCGGCTTCCTCGCTGATGGCCTCACGCGCTGCCAACTCTTCAGCGGGTGAGGTGATGCCCATCGCGACGAGACGCTCAAGCGCTTGCGCGGCGTGCAACTCATCAACGATCTGCACGGGCTCACGGTAGGCGACTTGCACACCTGACGGCGGGAAGATCTCCACACCGCTCTGCACGTTTGTCCATGCGCTGACGGCGCGCAGGATCCTGGCCTCTGCGCGTTTGCACTCGTTGACCGCTCTGCGGCGCTCAACGTCTCGGTCGAGGTTATCGAGCCGCTTGGCCAAAGCGGTCAACGCGCTCGACTTGAGCACCGTGGCCGGGCTCAAGCCCTGCATGGCCACAGACATCTTGAGATAGTGATCAACCACCAGCCGATAGCCATCGAGCCGGGGATCCGCTTGTGCGAACTCGAACGAATGCTCTGGATCGCTGAGACCGATCACCGTCTCAGGCCCTAACTCGATCTCGCTGGCGGTGGCGTGAGGGAGCCCGCGGACGACCGCCTGGCCGTGTGCCTGCATGAGTGCGACAACCCCTATCGAAGTTTGGTCTGATGAAACGGCGCGCTGTGCCAGCAGTAAACTCTCGTTAGCTGGTGACATGAATTCTCCCGGGGCCGGAAGCGCACCACGCAGCCGAACGGCCGGGATAAAGCCTAGCGGGTTGCTGCCGTCATCGCGCCACAGACCCTTACCAGCCAGATCACCCGGTGCGGTGGTTGTCCACACTGCCGTGGTGGGCGTGATGAGCGCAGTGGCAAACGACGTGATCCCGGTGGTGGCATCTTGCCCCACGGGCAGCCGGACAAACCACTTGCTGACGTCGTCCTCATCATGGCTTGTCGGATCGGCCAGCTCGACGGACTGATCTTGAGGCGGCACCAGCAAGAGCCGCACGCCGCCTGACTTGGTGCCCCAGACCCAGACCGTTGCGTTGTTCAGCGCGACCACCTGCTGATGCGCGTTGAGCATGGTTTCATCGATGCTGATCTCTTTGTAGATCTCACGCATCCGATCGGCCTGATCCTCTGACAGCCCGTCAAAGGTGCGTTGCGGTGCGTTCAGATACAGTTGCGCCTGCTCAAGAGCCAGCCGACGCACGAGCGGGATCGGTTTGAGCGTGTGATTTTTCCACGTCACCGGAAAACGGCGTTTGCGCTCTGCCTCCATGTCGCTCATATCGCCACGCAGGTACTGCCACAGAAGCCGCGTGATCTCGCGCCAGGCCAGACCACCAGCCCGGTCAACGTCTGCTGATGAGCCTACGGTCAGGCCCAGATCTAGAGGTGCCGCGTCTGCCATGGAATCGATCCAGGGTATAGGTTGATCGTGTGCGCTCTGCCAGCACCACGCAGGCCATGCGGAGGCAATCGCTTGCGTGGTCGCTGATCCCGTCTTTTTGGCAGCGCATCGTGTCAATCGTGCCGTCGCTGCGCTGCTTGTACCTGTAGTTAAGCATTGCCTTGATGAGCGCCCGGCGGTCCTGACGCGCTGCAATGCCCGTTGACAGATATAGCATAGGCGGGCCGTCCACAGGATCGAGCAGTGAGTTAACCACAGCGATCCCGCTAAGAATGCTTTGCTCCTCTTTGCTCCGCATGCGTGACACCTGCGCGGCCGGGAACTGCTGCAAAAGCCAGGACATCTCAGAGCGCACCGCACGATCGCCCACTGCCCAATCGGGCGGTCGGCCATACTGCGCGCAGCGCTGGACGATCATCTGACGGAACTTGACAGAACTGGTGCCGCCATCAGGGCACATCTCGTCAAAGACAATCAGCGCCCCGTCTGGCTGTTCAGCCAGAAAGATGATGTGCGGGTTGGCGTGCCCCCAATCACACGAGATGGCGTACGGCGTCTCGGGGTTGTGCCGATACGGCCTGACGTGATCGTCACGGCTGAACTGGTAGACAGCCGCTTGAGGCTTGAGCACGTCACCCATGACCTCGCTCTGATACATGCGCTTTGAGTAGCTGCGCTCCATGTTGGCGATGTAATCACCAGGCAGGTGCGTGTTGCTCATGCTCGATGCCTTGATCGTATACCAGCGCCTCAGCTCGTTCTGCTGCTCTGACTGCGGCAACCCTCGTGCAGCGTGGCGACGCTCGACAAAGAGCGCAGGCAGCCCGCGCAGACCCTTGGGCGTGGTGGTCGCCCATAGACCGCGCATCCTGGCGCGCGGGTCACGCAGGCGCCCCTGTAACACGTTCCAGATGTAAGCCGGATCAAACGATACCTCAGACTCATCGATCGTGGCGTATCCACAGGTGCGGCCACGCAGGTGCTCGATCTTACTGAAGGACCGCCATGCAATCGAGCCACCACACACAAGCTCTGCCTCTAGCCGGCTGCGGACATAGCGCCGCACGATCGGATATCCGGCCTTGTGCATGCGCTCAACAGCGATCTCGAACTCAGGCAGCAAGGTGCTGACGCACAAGTCGTAAGTCGGACCCAAGGCCAGGCCGGAACTTCCCGGATTCATTACACAATGCAGGAGCAACTCATAGACTGACCATATGGTTTTACCAGAGCCAACACCCGCGCAGAAAAGCTTGAACGACGTTGCGCCCGGCCCGGCACCAGCCAGGTGTGCCCGCAGCTGATGCGGCAGCGGCACATAGCCCGTGGCGGCGCTGATGAGCCGCAGAGCACCTAGCCGGTCGTGGTTGTCACCAAGGCGCTGCCGCAACTCAAGCCAACTCTCACGGGCGTTAGATGAGTTCATCACCCGTATCGGCCTCGTCAAGGTGAATGGCGCGCAACTCTGGCGGCACCTGCACCAGGGCGGCGGACGCGTCACCGGTGCCACCGGATGCCAGGGCAATGCGAAACAACAACCGCAGGTGCTGAGAGATCCTGCCGCCCGCGTCACCGCCGGCGCTTTGATCGATGATGTCCGCCATGAGCTGCGCACCGGTCACGGCGCCAAGGTCACGCATTGAGAAGCCGCCACGGTCAACGATCTCGTCGACCCGCTGCCGGATGCTTGCGGGGTAAAGTTCACGCACAGACGACCAGGCCAGCGGCACGTTGCTGGCTGCGTCTGCTGCCCGCCTCTGGTCTTGGCCTGTCCGGCTTGGCCTGCTCAACGCATCACCTCACCGGCAGCGATCCGCCAGTCGCGGATCCACTCGTCGGCCACCTCTGCGACTGAGGCCGCATAGTTGCGAGCCTCGACGATGGCAGCGGCAGACTGTGCAGGTTCAGAGCCAGCGCGCCAGAGGTGGCGCCACAATGACGCGTTGATCCAGTCGTGCAGCCGCTCCATTGATCGCGGCTCGATGAGCGCAGCGCGCCCGCGTCCGACATCGACCACCAGCCGCACCGGCGCCCTGATGGCGGCAGCGGTCTGGCTCGCTGGGCTGCCGCAGTAGGCAGCGAGCAGCACCAACCGGCGCTGCTGGTGGCGCAGCGGCACACCCTGAACCTCGTCATTGAACCTGCGCAACTGGCGCCAGGTGTCTGACGTCACGTATCTCACAGACCAGCCACCCAGCGGATCCAGCTTTCGAGCCGACACAGCACCAGCCATTCGGCCCGGTCATCACGCCAGACGACCACCGGCTCCCGGCTGTCTGTGTCGTTGCAAGCTTGTCGCCAGGCCGATCGAACGTTCACCCGCTTCTGAAGCTTCACCTCGATCCAGATGCCGGGCACGCCATCGCAATCCGGTGACCGGGCACCGTCCGATTGATTCGACCGTGAGACGTCATACCCCGCAGCGCGCAAGATGTTGCATACCTCGCGCTCACCCCGTGCGCCTTTGTTCCTGCTGCGTCTGCCGCTCAATCGTCTGCCTCCAGCAACTTGGCCCGGTGCTCGATGTACCTGACCCGCTGGTCAGCCTCAGCGCGTGCGACCTCGGCGCGTGCTTGCGCTGCCATCAGTTCCGCACGCTTGCCGGGATCCATGAACTCAGCTGGCGCACGTCGCGTCAATAGCCAGGTGGCTGCGCGCCAGTCTTTGACCCCGGCATCTGACACGCGGCTGACAAGCTCTGCCACGCTTTCTGCCTCTGCGCGTGTGACGTCATTGCAGAAGTTGCGATATATGCCGCGCCTTTGTTCGCGACCCTTGGCCAGCCATCGCGAAACGGTAGCAGGGTCAATACCCACGCACGCGGCGGCACAACTGATCGGGATGCCCTGCCGGACAAAGTCAACGATCGCCTTGCGCCGCGCCGGCGTGCACTTGCTGCGACGTGTCCGCCCGTCAGCCATCGTGCCCGGCCTCTCGTGTCACGCCCATGGTGCCACCTTGTACCTTGTCGCCTGTACCTTGTATCCCTGCACCTTTCACCTTCCCCTTTCACCTTTCAAAAGCGGGGTGCCTCCCGGTTTTCGGGGTGAAAAAGGGGGAGGCCTATGA